ACGCGATCTGCCTGCACCTCGAAGCCGTGGCGGATGGACGGATCAAGCGGCTGGTGATCAACGTGCCGCCGGGGGCGTCGAAGTCGAAATTGACGAGGGTAATGTTCCCGGCGTGGTTCTGGACCAAACATGCCCACCACAAGTTTCTGAGCGCGTCCTATGCGCTGGACCTGACCATCCGGGACAATCTTGAGGCACGGCGGTTGCTCACGTCGGACTGGTATCAGGACACATTCGGGCTGCACATCGCAGATGACGACGGCGGCAAGACCGGCTTCAGTCTCGACACGTTCGGCAGTCTGAAGGCCGTCACGGTCGGCGGCAAGACCACCGGGTTCCGGGGCGATACCTTCATCATTGACGATCCGATCAACGTGCAGGACGCCAACAGCGCGGTTGAGCGGGCGAAGGCTATCGAGTGGTTCCGCGAGGCCGCCCAGAACCGGATCAACAGCGCCGCCGAGTCGGCCATCGTGGTCATCATGCAGCGCGTGCATGAGGAGGACGTGGCTTCGGTCGCGGTGCAGATGGGGTATGAGCGGCTGGTGATCCCGATGCGCTGGGATGAGCAGTTCCGGCACACGACCAGCATCGGCTGGACGGACCCGCGCACCGTCGAAGGCGAGTTGATGTTCCCTGAGCGGTTCCCCAAGGAGTGGGTGGATCAGACCGAGGAAAACATGGGGCCTTACGCCTTCGCGGCGCAGTACCAGCAGACCCCCGTACCGCGCAAGGGCGGCATGTTCATGGTGGACAACATCCCCCTGATCGACCACTTGCCCGAGGACAGTTACATCACCGTGCGGGCGTGGGACTTCGCAGGGACGGCGGGTGCGGGCGCCTACACCGCTGGCGTTCGGATGCGCTACGGGCGCAAGTCGGGCAAGTTCTTCGTGGACGACGTGCAACGCGGTCAGATCAGCAGCGCCAAGTTGCGGACCCTTGTGCTGGAAACGGCGGAAACGGATGGTGCGGATGTCAAGATCATCATCCCGAAGGACCCCGCACAGGCCGGGGTGGCCCAGGTGGACGCCGCATCATCGGCCTTCAACGCCCTCGCCCCCATGGCCCGTGCCAAGCGTCGCACCCTGAACCTCGTGGTCGGCGGTGAGCGGCAGGAAAACTGGACACACCGACCGGGGCTGGCCGCGAACGCCTGACAGCGCCCCTGTTGGCAAATCGAACCCTCGCGTGTATGGTGCCCCTTGACACGCACAAAGAGGCCCGCCCCGCATGGCTAACCGTTACGCAACACTGGGCGTCGATTCGGACTACAGTCCGAACTGGGGCATTCGGCAGGATGAATTTGTCCCTGACCTTCGGGGACAGCGCGGCATCAAGCGCCTGCGTGAGATGGCCACCAATGACCCGGTGATCGGCGCGCTGCTGTCGGCCATGGACCTGATGATCCGTGCGGTGCCGTGGCGCATCGAAGGCGGGTCCGAGCAGGCGCGCGAACTGCTGGAGTATTCGCTCTACAACATGGAAAACACCACGTTCGAGATGTTCATTTCGGACGTTTTGAGTTGCCTGCCTTACGGCTTCGCGGTGTTCGAGATCGTTGCGCGTCCACCGTCCAGACACCCGGAAGGCTGGGTCACGCTGCACCGGCTGGCACCCCGCGCGCAATGGACCATCGAACGCTTCGAGGTCAACGAACGGGGCGATATTCTGGGCGTATGGCAGACAGCCACGACCAAATCCGGCTTCATCCCGTACAGCAAGCTGCTGCACTTCCGCACGGCCAGCCGCCAGAACGACCCTGCGGGCATGTCGGTGCTGCGGTCGGCCTATCGCCCGTGGTACTACGGTAACCGCATTCAGGAGATCGAGGCCGTTGCCATCGAGCGGGAGTTGAACGGCCTGCCGCTGGTCCGCATTCCCGCCGAGTATCTGGCCGAGGACGCCAGCCCCGACCAGCGCGCCTTTGTGTCGAAGATCGCCGCCATCGCCCGCGACGTGAAGCGCAACGAGCAGGGCTACATCATCATCCCGTCCGATCCCTACATCGAGGATGCGACGGGCAAGATCAGCAACATGCGGCTGGTCGAGTTCGAACTGATCGCCAGTCAGGGCAAGCGCGACATTTCCACCCACGAGGTCATCATCCGCTACCAGCAGGACATGGCGCGGTCGGCACTGGCCGACTTCGTGATGCTGGGCACCAATGACCGGGGGTCTTTCGCCCTGAGCCAGTCCAAGGCCGACCTGTTTCTGAAGGCGCTGGAAGGCTACATGGATGCCATTGCGTCAGTCCTGAACCGGCAACTGGTGCCCAAGTTGTGCGACTGGAACGGCGTCCCCGTGGCCGACCGACCGAAAATGACCCACGGTCGCGTCGCCCCGACCAATCTGGATGAGTTGGGCACCTACATTGACCGCCTGACCGGATCGGGCATCGACGTGAGCACCGACCTGCCCACCGTGAACCAGTTGCGCGGTGCGGCGGGCCTGCCCCCCACCGAGAAACTGCCCGAACCGAAACCGGCGCCCGTCATGCCGGGGCAAGGGCCGAACGCGCCATCAAACGGCCAGCCTGCACCCGGCGAAACCCCCCGCCGAGGACGAGGACGAGGACGAGGACGCCACCTGATGCTCACCGCCGACCGAACCCGCGATGACCCGAGTTTGAGCAAAGCCAGCGGCGCCGAACCGATCTACATGTATCGCCCCGTGCTTAACGCTGAGGAGATTCTGACGTGGGCCGCAAGCCAGGGGTTCACATCGGCGTTGGAGCCGGATGACATGCACGTTACGGTGGTGTTCAGCCGACGGCCGTTCAGCATCGACTACAGCGAGTCCGCGCGCTCGCACAGCGCCATCGGCTACAGTAATATCGTGGTGCAGGACGACGCGCGCAGCGTCGTTCCCTTGGGCGACAAGGGCGCCGTGGTGCTCAAACTCACCTCGGACGAACTCCAGACAGAACATGCCTACTTTTGCGAGCAGGGCGCGTCATGGGATTACCCCGAGTATCAGCCGCACGTTACGATCACCTACCAGGGCGGCGATCTGCCTATCGCACTGGTGGAGCCGTTCACCGGCCCTATCATCCTCGGCCCGCTGCGCGCCAAGCCGCTAAATACAGGTGCGGGCGATGACGTGAAAGAGGTCAATCTGCTGAAACGTCAGTTGGACGATGACATTTTCACCCTGTCCTACGAGGCCGTATCCCGCAGCATGGCGCTGGGGCTGGACGGGCGCATCCACGCTCACCAGACCGCCGATGGGCAGGCTGTCTACATGCCGGGCGCCTCGCAGCAGGAGTATCTGTCCCTCTACGCGCGGCAGGCCGAATCACCAGATATGGTGTCAAGACGGTGGTGTCTCAGTTTGAAAATGGGTGGGGTTGACGTTGCGGGGGAACCGGACGATTAACCCAGCGTTGATCTGTTGTGCTACAGAATGTGATCTAGACTGCCCTACCGCTGCCATGATCTGTGCCTATCTTACAACAGTAGCCAAATCACCTACAGTTGTGTCACCTTCGGCGAAGGCCGGGGACACGGCGAAGGACCAAGGGAGTATCACCATGCCGACAGGCCCAAATTGGCAGAAGCGCCCAGCGGACGCGATAGGCTTGGCTGTGCATATCGCCAAGATCGCAACCGGGGAAATCGAAGATACGTCACTGAAGCAACCGGCCAAGCGCGCGAGCGGCTTGGCGGGGGCGAAGGCACGTCACGAAAGCACCACGCCCGAACGGCGAGCGGAGATCGCGCGGGCTGCTGCTAACGCGAGGTGGGAGTGATGAAACACCTTCGTAAGATCCACCCAGATAAGCCAGCGGAGAATGTTGTTGCCTCTCGTGAGGTGAGGGCTGGGCGTTTTCTTGATTACGTTCTGGAAATGTATGGACCGCCATCATCTGTCAGGCTGAGAACGGTGGTGAATGGTCGCGCAGGCTTTGCGCAAGATAAGCTGCGCATCCGGGAGTATTTCAAGGCAGCTTCGGAGAATGCTCTTGGCGGCAAGAACTAGAAAGCAGAGCCTTCCTGCCACAACCAAGGAAGCCGTTCCCACACCGCCTGAACCAGAATTTGGTGAGATACTGTCGCGACTAC